CTGGAAGAGACAGAAGAAGGGTCAAACCAAGATTCAGAACCCGACCCCTGCCCAGTCATAGATGATAAGTGGTGGACGACCTACATCAAGGAACGAGATGAAGGTCGATATGCCACCGATGGTTGGCTTGTTAAAGTTGCCTCACTACCAACAGTTTACCACCCAGCAGGATGGAAACGACCAGTGAATTTTGTGAGGAACAGGATCATCGACGTTAAAGCTAAGATCACTGGTAAGGAAGTCATCACCTTTATACCCGCACTTTATTCTCACCTCAAACTCAAAGCAGCTTTGATGCCTAGGGATGAACTCTTGTTGAATCAATTGAGAGCTACTGCTGTTCAATTGTTGAAACAAAAAGATATAGATCCTAGTCGTGTTGAAACAGCATTAAGTGGAACATTAGCCGCTGCAATGATTCCATCTGATGATGAGGTTACCACGAGAGACTTGCTGAGATCATTACCAGCAAAGGAGAGACAAGCACTCATGTCGGGGGAAGGAGGTGCATACACCCTATGGAGGTGGGTGGGCAAATTGACTGCATTTGCCATGATACTGCTATGCGTTCCTATAGTACTGTGGATTGTAAAGTATCTGTTGAGGCGGCTGAACCATGTAACCATAAAAGGAAAATGGTTCGACTATTGGACCTCAATTATAACCTCCCGGCTGTTTACGCCGATCATGGCTGCTCAGTAAATGAATTTGTAGCATTAAGAGATAGACATCTAGTTAAGCTGGCCATAACCAGTCCTGAAATATTGGATAGGTGCTATACAGCATTAGGTGAGTTACTACCATTTTGTAAAAGTATTGACAAGATGTCCAGTAAGGAGCTCATATCTAGCCGTCCATCTCGAATGAAACGTAGGTATGGAAAAGCTTTAGGACTTGACCTAAAGCCAGCCCATTCCACTGTTAATTTGTTCATCAAATTCGAGAAGAAAGAAGTAGCCGAAAAACCACCAAGAGCGATACAATATCGTGCCACTCCCTATACTGCGAGATTAGCCAAATACATCATACCTATTGAAAAACGGTTGTATGAAGGGTTTGAATCTGTTAACAATGGTTACAGATTTGTAGCCAAGGGCTTAAACGCTATAGGAAGGGGGGAGTTGATAGCTAAAATGTATAACCACTACGAAAAGCCTTATGTTTATCTCATTGATCATAGTAAATTTGACAGTGCGGTGAACATGAGTTTATTAAAACTTGAGCACTGGTTCTACAATAGCATATTCAATGATTCATTTTTAAAATATCTGCTCAAACAGCAAAGGAAGAACATCGGGAGGTCCAGAAATGGAATGTTCTATCGATGTGAAGCCAGACGTATGAGTGGAGATGCTAACACAGCTCTGGGTAATTGTTTGATAAACTATGCTTTGCTCAGAAGTAAATTTGGATCAAGCGCGATTATCATTTTGGATGGTGACGATAGCGTGGTTTTCATGCCACACCACGTTGTAGTCGATTTCTCCGATACTGGTATGGTATCTAAGGTAAATGTTGTTCGGTTTCTGAGTGAAATAGAATTTTGCCAAAGTATGCCAGTGTACTACGGAGATACGTGTGTCATGTGCAGGGAGCCTATTCGAGCCGTGAATAGAGCTATCTACAAGTTAGGATCTTTGCCACCTAACTGGAGAGACTATATGGCTACGATTGGTATTGGTGAAGGTCTATGTTCACCAGGTATGCCAATCTTATCCAAACTGGCTAAGAAATTTAGGACCTATGGGGGAGAGTATAAGTGGTACTTCAGCGATTATAGGCTAAACACATTTAAATGTAGTCAACATTTTCTATATCCAGATATGCGATCTAGAGTGGACTTCAGTATGTGTTTTGACATCGATACGTTTCAACAACGTTTGATGGAAGAAATTATCTTGGCTTCGGTGTTGAACAGTAAAATACAGTTCAACTAGGTTCTAATGAATCAAGAACAACCGTGCACAGACAACGGAGTACAATTCGTACAAGAACGAATTGCCCCCAGTGGACCTACCAGCTGCTCTGGTATCCCTGATGGTAGTACTGTACCAGCTACTAAACCTAAAACTAGAGATCAATTTGTGGTTGCAAAACCCACTTGGTTTCCTGATTCGGCTTGGGACACTGCAGTACTACTCACGCCATACTACGTACAACAATTGGTTGTAATATCGTTCCCAACAGTACAATCTGCATCAGTCGTTAGACAGTATGCGAGATACGTTATGAACAGTATACCCACTAAGACCTGGTGGGACAATCAACTTCCTTACTGGCATAATCCAGCCGATTACACTATCTATGATGATGCTGGTGCAGTGGTGGCCATACCAATTACATTTGCTATAGGTTGGCACTGTCCAGTACTTCTTCGAACATTATTCACAGATATGGCTGATGATGTTGAGTTGACTCGACTAGTAAGAGAAATGCGTAGATGGGGCAGATATGTCACTATCAATCCAATCGCTAATGCGACAGAATATAAAGGCCGAGTCGCGAGTGCCCAGATTCAGTTCAACAGTGCG